TCTAGAAATTCCGCTCGATGTTCTATTAATTGCTTTTACTTTTAAAATGTCTTGACTGCTAGATAACGGAGCAAGATTATAATCTTCACCGGTGATCATTCTATTTTGTGTATAGTATGTGGCAGGAGCATTTGCTCTGATCGAAGCTATTGTTTCCGATGGAGCCGATGACGATTTAGTATATTTTAAACTCATGCTTACTGTTAACGTATGCGCGGCGCCTGCGGTGTTTACGTAGGGAATAGAAATTGTAATTCCACGCATGTCTGCCGGAGTGATGGAGTATGAAAGACCGTTGCTCACACGATAGTAAATTCTAAAATTTCCTTGGGGTAAATTACCGTAGACTCCGTCGGAAAATAACAAATCAACTTTGTCATTTTCTTTGGTGTTAACCATGTAGATATTTTTAACTTGATTTGATAAACTGTTATAGGCAATGTTGTTTCCAACTAGATTTGGCACCTGTGTCCACTTAGTTGATTGACCGCCTTGGGCATTTAATGAAAACAACCAGAGGTCGCTATTGTTAATTCCCTGAGCATCAACTGCCACTTTTTCATTTGTTACTGGAACATCAATTTTAAAATTAGCTACCTCTAAACTGCCTTGTTTAAAGAGTAAAAAGAATCCGTTATTTTGACTTGACGGTCCACGTGCATCATTTTTATAGATAAATCCCAATTGATTGCCTGGAGTTGGTTCTTCTTCGTAAATTGCTTCTTTACCCAAGAAGGATGTGCTTACCAATTCAAAAGCCATTCTGCGACCAGAAACTGTTTTTACAAATGTATAGATCGGAACATCTCTTGATGTGGTTCTAAATCTATATTGATCTGTTTGTATACCGTCGATAAATGCAGTTCCTTGGCTTCTACCAAATTCAGTGTTATCGGCCATTGCCGCATTTAACACCAATAAAAATTGTTCATTCCAGTTGGTATTTGTTGGATCATTCCAGATGATCACTTGCTGAGCTAGATTTTTTCCGTTTCCGTCTACAATGTCTTCCGACGTGCTAATCGTGTCAAACTTTAACAGTCCCTCTGATGCAATGTTGCGTTTAGCATTATAGCTTAACATTCTAGCTAGACGTAAAATATTTTCTTTACGTTCAGCTAGTTCGATAAAGTTTTCTCTAGATGCTAGATCAATACGGAAACTCAGGCTTTGACCTAAAAATGCGATAGCATCGATTAAGGCAAGATATTCGCTAGATTCAATATAATCATTAAAATCTTCTGGATAATTTTCTCTAATATAATCAATAATTACGCGACGAAGATTTTCAAAATCATAGCTTTTGAAGTCAGCGTTCTTGAATGTCTGATAGATTCTTTTCCAATCTTCGTTTAGAATTAGATTATTTTGTCTTGTTGTAGCGGTCATTTTACCTTCCTATTCTATATTTATCGCGGAAAATAAACTGCTTAGTTAATCGTACGATTGCTTTTATCAAACTCTAATTTGAGTTTTTCGTTTAAATTAAAAGGCAGGTATATTAATTCAGCTTCTATTCGTATTCCTTGGTCTGTACTATCTACAATAACCGCATTTACGGCAATGCGAGGGTCGTAATTGATGATTGACTCAACGTCAGTTGCTATCATTTTTTTAACATCTTCTGTAAAAGGTTCAAATAATAAATCCCAGATAACTGTACCAAAGTCTGGGTTTTCTAATTTCTCACCTTTGCGAATATAAAAATGATTGATTAAATCTTGTTTAACTAGATCAATATCAAAGAGCTTGAACTGGGTTTTAGTTTGCAATGAATTAAAACCTTTGTAGGTAAATGCTGTAGCACCTTGCGCTCCAACAGATGCGGTGTTTGTTGCTACAGTTTTTTGATTGTATAGTGTTGCCATTATGGTATATCCCTATCGGTGTTTTCCGGTGTGTAGAACGTAGGAGCAAAATTTTCATGTTGCGGCCATGGTTCATGCATCGGAATGCGTTTCATAATACTCTTCAACGGAACGGATTTTAGATATTTTGTTTTTGCCCAATCTAATGTACCGTCTGTTTCAAGATTTTCATTCAATGTTAAGACTACTGCTTTTGTCGCAGTGGCTGCTGCTGGACCGTTCATGTCAATCTTTCCAGCTGTTTCATAGTGATGCGCACTTCTAATATTGGAATTGGCTGTTGATGTTAGGTTGAGATTACCTGTGGCATTTACGTGAACTGCTCCTTTTGTAGTTAAGAATCCGTTACCGTCAACTACGATTTCTAAATTCTTTTTTACGTCGGCATGCAGATTTCCAACAACAGTTCTCATGTTTATGTTACGACCTGCTTCCATATTAATGTCACGATCTGCACGAATGTTAAGATCGTTTTTAGTGTGTACGCTGATGCTATCTTCTGCATAGATATCTATTTTACCATTACTGGTTAATTCAATCCAGGTGGTGCCTCTAGCATTTCCAATGTAGATTAAATCTTCACTGTTATGTAAAAGTATTTGATGCCCTGTTCTAGTGCGGACTCTAAAATATTCATTATAGGGAATACCGGCTTCACCTTTTTCTCCGGCCAAGACATCAGCATATTCGACACCGCCTTTGCTGGCAGGTTTTTTACGTTGGTACTGATCGTCACCGTCGTCAAATACCAACTGTGTTCCGCCAAGTCGGCTTACTGGAACTGGCGTAGGACTATGTGAATCTTTTCTTCCTACGTATGATTTCTTTGCGCCATCACGTTTATCCAAGGGTCCTGGAGTGCTAATACCAAACACCATGTTGGGAATATCTCTCCTAACTGAGGTATTTGTTACACCTCGAACATCATCTTCTAGTGTTCCTTGTTCTAGAAATCTGTCTGCAATAGGATGCACAGGACGTTTGACCTTGTCAATGCTTGAGCCTTTGGTAAGGTCGTTGGCTTTTCTATTAACTTCAGCAACAGGCAATTGTTGACTTGTTGCATACTTGGCCTTATCTGCTGGACTAATATCAACTTGGTCGGATCCACCGATTGCTGGAATCATGCTGTTGGCAAATTTAGATGGTACGCACCCGATCCAATATCCCTCAGATGGGTTTCCGTCAACAAATAACACCATCACTGTTACTCCTACATCTGGAGGACAGAACCACATGCCATAACTTTTTTGTGTATCGTTATAAGCATCTGCATTTCCTTTATTTGTACCCATAAACTCGTATGCAGTACTGCCAAAAAACGGAGTCATGTATTTGACTGTGTATGTTTGCCCTTCATCACCGACAGTATTGCCTTGATCACGTAGCAGTGTCACTTCGAGACTTGACATGAATGATGGGTCAAGGTGGCTTACTACCTTAGCTAGGTAAGGACCATTACCAATGCCTGCTTTGGCTTGGTTTACTTGTTCTGAACGTCTTCCTTCTGTTGCCATATATTATCCGTAAAAATCATTAAGATCATCTGGTGCTGTAAATCCTTCAGGATATTCTCCTGTATCATCAATAGGTGATGTCCGGTCTTTCATTATACCTTTGACTTCTTTCAATGATGCTGCTTTCGCTACTGGTGGGGTTCCTTGGAAGTCGCTGGCTTGTAACGGTAATCTAATCGCTTTAAGACTTTGCTTGAAAGCACCGTCATTAAAAATATGATCTACCTTGATTACTTTATAAATTCCACTAAACGGACTATCTGCTTTGTCAACGAAAAGATAATCACCATTTCCTTCTTTGGGTTCAATTGGACTTCTAAATCTTAGGTAAACATAAGTGTCGCCGGCTTCGAAGTTAACTGATCCGTCGTCAGTCTGTAATGCCCCAGGTTCTGCACCGGCAAAATAGCCGCCTACACCACTATCACTTAACCAGTATGTATCTCCCATGATATCAAAATTAATTGAAATCATATCAGTCACATTAGAAGTAAATGCTTTATGAAATTGTTGAGCAATGTCTAGTGCTGTGGTAATGTTACCAGAGCCTCCCATGAGTTTTTTACCTGCGGCAACATCTGGTTTTGCTGAAGGAGTACCGGTTGGTGAAAATTCAGTTTCTGGGCCTGCAGCCCCTGTACCAATCTCTGCCCGTTCAATATCGTCATTGCCGGCACTATTGATATCTTTGTTTGATGTTCTACCGCCGGTACCGTCTGCTGTTGGAGAGATTCCAGTATAGAAAGCATTGTTAATCTGTATATCAAATTTTAATAAATCGTTATTTTGTCCAGTGTAGATATAATCATATTGTTTAACAATTCTATCTTTCAATGCTTGCTCACCTACTAGGGCTGCACCGGGTGGAGAGAATACCGAGCTATGAACTGTATAAGGCATTACTCTAATAATTACTTTTTTAGCCTTCTGATTCCGCACAGTATCATGTCCAAGTATTTGAACCTGCACATCGATTCTAAACCATGTGACCATTCCGTCGGTCCAGTTTTCTGGTTTTAAATTTTTCTTTGCAAAGTCACTTTCTGTAATAAGATTTATGATAATCTGTGTTATAGAAGTATTTTGAGAATACTGAAATGTTCTCTTTTTGGCATCAACAGATACTTTAGCTGTATCAACTTTTCCAGATTTAGCATCGTATGCTTGTGAAGCTTTAGGTGCCACATAGTTACCTGCAGAATCTATCTGGAAATCAAACGAAGCATCGCCAATGTTGTTAGCTGTAAATGACTCTTGCGACAACACACTTTTTGACGATTTAACACTCACTGTGCCTACTGTACCAAGAGGAATCACTGCTCCGGCTTCTTCTTGGTACTCAACACCCGGAAGTGGATCTGAAGAAGTCTGTGGGAAATGTATTTCATATTTGTCAGGCAATGCACCAGGATTGGTTCCTGCAATTTTGATTTGATTGTCATTGAGAATATTTTGTAAACTACGCTCGCCTGTTACTAGTGCTTCTTTAACTGTATCACCGGTTAACGAAATATCAGTGTAAACATTATTCACGATATCACTAAATGCTGTATGATTTGTTGGTACTGCCTCAAATTTATAATTACTTCCACCTTCTGTTACAGTAAAGTTAGATCTTTTTAATGTCATGGAATAGTACTTAGGTGAAACGTCTATATAGGAGTTACCTTTATCATCAAATCCTACAAATTCT